AACGATACCTTTTTTGTTCGCTTCTTTCAATTCAACTACTTCTTCGTCTAATCTGTGGAGGCAATAACTTATGTCGTAGTCTTTCCAGTGTGGCTTGTGATTGTTGTCTCTTAGCTTGGTCAGCATACCCCTACCAAACCCCGCCACTTTCTTAAACATATATTTGGCAGTGCGTTTCTCTTTATCGTTTTGCCTACACTCTTTCATGCCGTTATAGAAGTCGTCCTCTATTCTGTGCTCATATTTAGTTTCTGTCATAGTCTCACCGCCTCTTCTATACGTTTAAACTTTCCGAATTTCTTATTGAAATCTCGCCTAGCCTGTGCCAACCCAATGTGTATGGTGTTCCTTACATTCTTGCTGTGGGAGAACCTCTCTTTATCTAGTTCATCTGTTACTAGGGTCATAAATCTAGCTGTTGCTTGTTTGTGCCTGCCATCAGCGGAGAGGACAACTGCCGATAGTTTGTGTACCAACTTCTCGTACCTTTTCTTCATAGCCTAAGCCTCCATCTCTAAGTGACCACCAGATAAAGCCTCGATGGGCGTCACTTTTGGGCTGTCTTTGAACTTCCAGTAATCTTTTTCTTTCTTGAGCTTTATTCTCTCTAAAAAGATGGCGGAGAGTATGACGTCGTAGTTTATACGGTCGCCTATCTTCTCGTCTATCATAGCTTCAGTAACGCTATCTGGGTTGTTAATCATATCCATAATAGATACGTCATGCTTGATACGCATACCTTCTAGGGCTTTCTCCATAGTTTCGCCCTTAACTCTGGCCGCTACTTTGAAATTGTGCAGCCTGTCACCTCCTACTGCGTACTCTTCGCCCTTACTGGTTAGTACTGATCTTATCATATCAATTCTGTGCTCCACATTTTCTTCAAATTCTGATGTGTTCATTATTTGGCCACCTCCGGCACAAAAGTAGAAGGGTGTATCCTGTTGTCGGTGTGGTCCCACCCGTAGTAAAGCCACCCTCCGTGGACTCTATCTATTCCTAACTGAAGCCTTCTGTCCCAAGTCTGGTCCCCTACCTTCATTCCTTTAAGCTCGTCCTCCGTAGGCTCGTGCTCTACCTCTAGTTTAACGCCCATACTACTTTCCCCATTTCGTAAAAAGTTCTCCCCGCTCAAGCAGGTAGTTTATGTTTACTTCTAATTCGTCTAACGCCTCAGTTAAAGAAGGTATAGAGCAAGCCACTGTGTCTAAATGTGTCTGCCCTTTCTCGTCTTCCAAGTATACAACATGCCCCATTCTATCAAAAGATACCGTGACGTGCAGGTGTTTCCCCGTCTGTGAGTAATAGGTAGACCTGAAACGGGAGAAATCAACGATCTGTTTTTTCTTTTTCCGTGGCGCAACCTTCCCTACTATAAACCCTATCAAATAAACTGACATAATCAGGGCGAATAGATCTCCGCCTGTTAGATGATTACATGCCTCTAACATATTAGTCCTCCTCCTGTATCTGGAATACATAGGTGTACTCTTTTCTTTTATAGTTATCTTCAACCGTTACTCTTTCCAATTTGAATTTCACGTTCCATAAGTCTTCAGCGTATGTATCTGGGTCTTCCATCTTCTGAGCTTTGTAGTCCTCTATGGCTTTGACCAAAGCGCGGTCAAAACTGGGGTATTCTTCTATCGTTACCGCCATCATAACTTCTGTTTTTCCTGACATTTTGCGTTTTCCTCCTCTACTTTTATTTTTAAGACGATTGAGTTCACCTTTGTTATCAATTCACCAAGGGAAACTCTGAGACCTTGAAGTACTTTTATGTCTTTTGGCTCTTCTTTGAGAAGACGTGACGCAGATTTTATAGCGTACTCTGTCTTTGTCAGTTGTTGCTGTAGTTGCATAGCTACTATCTCTTCTGGCATAGCTGTTCTTCCTCCTCTTCATTTACTTCATCAAACCTTCTGGCTAGCGCCGAAGCTGTGTCTACGTAAATTCCGTTAATTATTAACACTATTTTTCTCCTTTTCTAGAGCGTTCCACCGCTGTATAGCGTGGTGTAGATTATTACCAAATACTTTTTCACCACAGTCACAACATTGAACTGTAGTCCACCCACCCCCCAGTGCAGCATGTACAACCATGATCTGCTCTCTGGGTACCAGCTGCTCAATAAGTAGCATCATGGCTTGGCTGTCCTTACCCCCAGAGTGATTTACAACAAATAGGTACCAAGATTCCACAAACTTTTTTATATCCATATCAGCACCACCTTATATTTAGATTCGGTACCCAGTACAGGATACCCAATGAGAATATAAAGTGAGCAGGTTTGAGAGTGCTCAGTCTCTTTAGGATATCACAGGCTCTCCCTGTGGTGCGTACATGATCGTTCTCCCCGATGTCGGCCCCCTGCCCTTGGTCAAAGTACAGGATAACTACCGTTCTCTCGTTTGATTCTACTCCCACCGACCAAAGTTCTATAGAGTAGCATGGTGCATATATCGCTGAATATATGTTAAACACCTATGGTATCCACTCAATTAAGAATGGATGCTTACGTGTCTATTTAAAATTTTGATCGTCACAGAGGACGTAATCAACTACCCCCTTATACTCTGTTATTACTCCGTCCTCTACTTCATAATACCCGAAGCTCTCACTATCAGAAAGGCAGTTCCAATTTATCTGGCCTTCAATAACCGCTCCGGTGTGCTTGATCTTCTCGATAATGGCCTTTAAGCAGAGCATTTGATCGTCAGGGTCACACTGGTCATATTCCAGTTCAATCTCTTTGTCTTCTGCATTTAGTGAGAAGTGGGGGATTGTTGATACTCCCAAAAGTTTCTCGCTCTGTGCTCCATCATTTATTGATTCTATATCGTTGAACAGGTGAATAATCTCGTCATTAATTAAACTTATATCAAGGGTTCCTCCGGCTTCGTATCCTGATCCCATAGTACATACCTCACTTTGTTTTTATTTGAACTATCCGTCCATTTCAAAGCCCCGATAATCTGAGGCTTTGCGGTGGAAAGATAACCTACCATATTGTAAATACTGTTGTTCCAGTTTTTGTTAGTCTGCAGCTAACTGTTACATTATCAACCATCTCAAACTTAGTAATAAAACAGTACAATGGCTTGCCATCCTGCTTTGATATCTTACCACTTTGCATAACTTTTTTAATGAATATCAGTACATCGACATCGGTTAAGTCTTTTCTGTGGTTCTTAAGTATTATCTTGTCCATGGCTCCCCCCTAGTTTAAATCTTTCAGTTTGTACTCACCTGATTTTATTTTCTTTCTGGTTTCAGCTGTGTTTTCCCCTAGAAATATATTTCTATACTTACCCGTTGTCCTTGAGTAGTCCCATGTGTTTCTGTCTAGTACAATCTGACCAGTTGCAAACCCTTTTATAGCTATCACGCTATTATAAGACTGGAACACCTTATGCATTGGGGTTGTTATAACAAACTGGTTTGCTATCGCATTTCCACTATCACTTATCATGCTCTTAACTGTTATCTTTTTATACATTTTCTTCTTCCTCCTCTGTTTCTTCTTGGCAACAATACGTTGCTTCGTCTTCATCATCGTGTTCAGTGTCACATATTGGACATTCCCAAACGTCCTCATATTCTTGGTAATCACTAAAACCACAGTTATATGCTATGGGGTCGCATTCTTCCAAGACTTGCGACGGGCTGAATGTCAAACAACCTATTTTTATCTCTTCGTGGCAATCATCCAGCATTTGCTTGTAGTCGTCATCGTCGTATTTCTCTTTGCTATTTAGTGTAGGTTTTAATAATTCACTCATAATATAACCCCTTTGTCGTTGATATGGTATTTAAACAAACACCAGTTTAGCCCTAAAACCATAGTGAATAAGAATGCATCTACTATCATACTTGCTCCTGTTCTCTTCGTGTTACCAGATAATTAATTATCTATCAGAGGCGCAACAAGTACGCCCCGAGATACATAACTAACATTTATACCGTTTTTAAATCTTTTACGACTTTTTCAAAATCTTCCTTGTCATAGGAATGTTTACCGATTGTGATTGTTTCTCTTGGCTCTTGCTTGTACGTATACCAGGATAGCTCTTGGAACTTGAAATACGCTTCTTGTTGTGCTGAATCGGTGAACCTAGCTGTGAACCCCTCTTCAGCTATGGCGGTTACTTTTATACTTCTTCTAGAGCCAGATACAAGCTCGTCGCCTTTTTCCAGACTCTGCATAGAAGGGATTCCGATCTTAATTGTCTCTACCATGTAAAACCTAGCATCTCCGCTTGACCAAGCATCCGCGTTTCCTGTTTTCTCACTGACAGCGTAGTATTCGTCGGATGCCAATGCGTGCCTATTAAACACATACACTTCTTTATTAAATCCTAAATTGACTGAAAACCTGTCGCCTCTATTCATATCTTTAAGTCTTTTCTTATTCATATCTTTACACCTCTTATATCTAAATTCGTTAGGCTATACAACCCAACCAATTAGAATATAAAAGAGCAGTTTTATAACTTGCTCAGGTTACATACTATACTAATTTTGCTTTATAGCGATACCCGCCATATTGTAAATCAAGTTTGTTTGCTCTTGCTCGTGCCCGGTTCCTGTTTTTATACGTCGTGGTGTAGACGGTTTTTCCTGTCTGGCTGTCAACTACTATATAAGGTGCATTATCGTCTATCACAGATCACCCTCTTTTCTAGTTGATAGGTAAGAAACAATCATACCCTAATTCATTTATGGCGTATCGTTTTTGCTTTCCGTTTGGGTAGTCGCAAACCCAAAACGGGCAACTAACACCTAAAACTTTCCACATTATGGTGTCGCTGAGAGTGGCGCCCTGGTCTATCTGCGCTTTCCCCATGGCTTCAACCACTTTCTTTTGTCTATCGTTTTTAAAACTAACGACCATATCGCCACCCTCCAATATCTTAAAATCGTCACGCCTTATGGCGTGCGTTATCATCTATCATAGCCCGAACCCCTTGTTTAATAATTCGCCTTGCCATTCGATGTAGCAGTCTTCGCAGACGGTTTCGTTTTCGTCTTCTCTGTAGTATGATAAATCTGTGTCACATTTGCACACGTCGCATTTCATATTACCACCCTCCAATATCTTAAAATCGGTACGCCTTATGGCGTAACCATTTAGAAACATTAGACTATCAACCAACACAGCACCAATACGCTTTGGCTAGTGATACGAGGAAAGTTTACTTTACTCCTCATAAGGGTCACGGCTTTAGTCTTTAATAATCAATAACCGTGTTGTTTAATAGTTACCATCAAATAGTTTTTGCTTGTCCCATGTTCACTGATGGTGTGGGACAGATTGATTAACCAATTAGTAAGCTGCGGTGGCGGTGTGGATGCCGTGTTCTTTTCGTTTTATCTGTTACCAGTATAACACGGCTAAATCATTTGTCAAGAGATTTGATTGATTTGCATGATTGAGGTACATTTCAGACAGGAGTAAGAAGGTGGCAGCTTTAAATAACTAAAAACGTCAATAACAGGAAATTTGGGTACGTTTGTTGAATCCCTTGGTATAACTGCACTGTTCTTTTTTATTACTCTATAACTTTAAAGTAGTATATTATAGGGGTAGCAGTGGTGTAGGGTGGAATCGGTGGGAATCCCGCACCTCCCACAGAGAGTTTGAACTTTTTCAAAAACGGCTTTCCACCTATTACTGGCTTTCAGTGAACGCACCGATAAAAGCTGTTATGTTATGGGTTTGACAAATCCCCTCAATCGCTTCAATCATCTCAATCACCTCAATACATGATTGATACTATTTGCATGATTGATGCTATTGTTGTGATTTGCACCTTATATTAAAGAACTTGAATATGAGTGATTACTGCTTGACATACCACACACACGTGTGTTATAACGCGCGTCTGGGTGCACGTGCACCTGCGGGTACATTTATTAAAAAGTGAAGAGGGGGGTGCCCTTTTGCGACCCCTGCCAACCCCAGAGATTCGCGGGCTGTGCGGCGGGGAGGTAGAGGGCTTATGCACCACACCTATCTTTTCACTCGAGATACCTGAGACAGGACGTGACAGAGAAAAAATTTTCCCAAAAAATTTTACGTTCTTGAAACAGAATAATTCAATTTGATTCAAACAGAATCAGGTAGTATAATTTAAAACGTACAGTAGGCTAGTGGCAGGCAATCACACCCCGGAGGTGTGTAGACTTCGGTTCGATTCCGAGCTGTACCCCTTAGGGAGGGCTAAATATGTTCGCGCATCTGCATACAGAGGAAGAAGGAACCATAATAGTTAACGTCTTTCAGGTAACATCCATAAAGCAAAAAGATTCTGGGGGCAGGATAAGATTAACTGATGGAAGAGAACTAAGCATAAAAACTTCCAGTAGCATGATAGCGGAGAAGTTCAAAAAGGTAGCTAGAGTAGAAAACAAGTACGACCCGTATCACGGGATGTAACACCAAAAACTTGACACCCCCTCCTCCAATCTATATACTTAATGGTAAGGCTATGTTCTAGTCAAATTCGAGGAGGTATATTTATTATGGCAGAAGCAATTTTTGAAGTAACAGTATCAGGAACTTACATCAGTGAAGATTCCGCAACAGGTAAGAAAGTCCGACGACAATACCCATCACAAAAAATACGAATAGAGGAAAGTAATTTAGCGGTAGCAGTACCTTCTATTAAGAAGCATTTTCTACCAGTAGTATTAAAGAAGCTTGACACCTCTTTCGTAAGAGTAAGAACAGTTTTCGTAGAAGAAACAAGACCTATCACTAAAGGTGCTAATCTTGAGTTTCTTCCCGAAGAGCAGAGAGTAAGATTAATGTCTCGTGCAGACCTAATCAAATTCGCTAGGGTTAAGAAGATCGACCTTGTAGCAGATTATTACCCAACCACCCAGGCGCTAAGAGATGCTTTACACCTTGGCTTGCAATCACCTAAGAAGCTCGCGTTAAAGCAAGAGCGAGACGGTAAGACTATGGGCGCCCATTCTAGGATGCTTGCTCTTAACCCTCAGTTAGCAGGAGGCGCCGCACCAGTAGACAAGCCACCAGTTAGCAAAGAAGAGCTTATAGAGATCGCTAAAGGGCTTGGCATTAAAGCCACAGCAGCTTGGGGCGAAGATACTATCAAGGAAAAGATCAAAGAAGCCAGGATAGCTAAGCAGGCTGAAGAAGCTGCAAACGCTTCCAACATCGATAATGGCGACGGCGAAGGAGCAGGGGCTACCGTCGAAGAAGGTAACGCTACCCTGATTAGCCAACTGTAATGGAAATCAATACTGACCCTGTCTCGACCGCAGAGTCGGTATCTCCCGCTGACCAACAGCCCTTGGTGGTTTCATCAAGAAGGCTGTTGGTCTTTGATAACGGAGTGCCTGCTATGGCGAACTACAATCTCGATAAGGTTAACAGAAACATAGTTGACCGGACTCTCTTTGCTGCAACCATGCTCCCCTATAAACTTCGTAAGATACCAGACCCAACCCAGACTTTAGACGAGATAGAAGACGGCGCGGAGCGAAGATATATAGAGGACCCGGACGAAGAAGATTATCGGGGTATGACCAACGGCGAGGTAGCCAGTATCAAGATGGCTGAACAAGCGGCAAGAGGTGACTACAAAATATTCAAAATGATAAACGAGAGAATAGCAGGTAAAGCAGTAGAGAAGAATCTTAATGTTTCTGCCAAGATGGACTACCCTTCTTGGCTAGCGAGCATAAGCGGTGAGGTAGCAGAGGCGGACGGAGAACCGCCTAATTTATATGATATGCTATAAGGGAAAGATATGGTAATAGCGGCAGGCCATGAAGACGACAATCTTAATTGTAGAGTAGGGAATGTATACTCGTATCAAAACATGGCCGCCTATGTTACGCCCCATATATTCCGCGAGTGTAGGCTAACCGCAACAAGAGACGAACTAGTTTCTTTTCCTAAACTATTATTCAATTTTATAGAAGTGAGGTAATCGATGTCAACCCAAGCGCAACTTAAAGCTCACGACAAAATACACAACGATCTACCTTTCTTCGCCAGAAACTGTCTACAGATATCTACTAAGCAGGGTGGCAGAACTAACTTTGAATTTAACAGGGCTCAGAAATACGCTCACATAAAACTCGAAGACCAGATCAAGGTTCAGGGCCAGGTCCGGGCACTCGCTTTAAAAGGAAGGCAACAAGGCTTCTCTACTTACACAGCGGGAAGATACTTTCAGAAGAACGTCACCCAGAAGAATAAAAACACTTTCATCCTTTCTCACGACTCACAGACAACCCAGAAACTATTTGATATGGTAGATACTTTCTATAAACATTTACCTGAGCCAATAAAGCCAGGATTAGACACAAAGAACTCTCGCCGTCTGGTGTTCGCAGACTTAGAGTCTAGTTACACCGTAGGTACCGCGGGTAACGCCGAAGTAGGTAGAGGAGGCACCCTTCAGCTCTTCCACGGAAGTGAGGTTGCCTTCTGGGAGAATACCGATAACTTGGACACGGGTTTACTACAATCTGTAGCCGATCTTCCCGGCACAGAGATTATCCTTGAGTCTACCGCTAACGGAGCCTCTGGATATTTCTACGAGAAGTATATGATAGCCCTTGATGGAGGGGGCGACTACATACCAATATTTATCCCGTGGTTCTGGCAAGATGAATACAGGAAACAACCTAGCCCAGATTTCAAGCTCACAGAAGAAGAAGAGTTCTTGCAGAGGACATACAACCTTGATATGGCTCAGATGTACTGGCGAAGAAAGAAGATTGAGGATTTCAGAAAGAAGGAATGGAAGTTCAAGCAGGAGTATCCTTGTGATGCCATGGAAGCGTTCCAGACCTCAGGAGAGAAGTTCTTTACTGCTAAGTCAGTAGTAGAAGCCATGAACAACCTAAGACCTGACGAAACTGGGGCACCTCTTATTATAACTCTTGACCCTTCAGGCGGAGGCAAGGACACTACAGCTTTCGGGTGGAGAAGAGGAAGGGACTTTTATAAGTACGACGAGATCGAAGGTAATATAAAAGACCCCCAATTCCAGATGTATGTAGTTGGAAGAACGGTTAAAATTATAAACGACGACGATCCTGATATGGTTTTCATAGATAGAGGGTACGGTGACGGTATTATAGCCAGGCTTCACGAACTTGGATACGGTAAAAGAGTTATGGGCGTTGGATTTGCTGACGGAGCTATGGACCCCGATAGATACGCAAACAAGCGTGCTGAGATGCACGACTTGGGCAGAGAGTGGTTGGAGCAGATAGGCGTATCTATCCCGAACGAAAGAAAGATGCAGAAACAACTATTAGCGGTTCCTATGGAGAAACTAACTTCCAGTAGTAAGATGCTTATTGTTCCCAAAGATGAAGTTAAGAAAAACAATAACGGGGAGTCACCAGGCATACTTGATATATTTATTTTATCCTTTGCCTACCCGGTTAAAAGAAGAGATCAACGGGTCCAAGTAATGAACAAACCGAATACCTTTCAAGCCCAACGAAATCAGTCAAGTAGATCTCCTTTGTTGACAATGAGGGGTAATTCAGGTCAGAATAGAAGAAACAATAACATACATATAATAAGAGCTATGCCATGAAACGGAGGAACATCCTATGTCTAAAGATTTAGTCACGAATGTAATGAGAATGTTTGATATTATGAAAGCTGACAAAGCCCGATATGAGGTGATGTGGCAGGATATCGCAGAGTATGTAAGATACCACAAACAGAACTTTACCTCTCAGGACACCAAAGGGGAATTTGTAACAGATAAGATATTCGATACTACTGGCGCATTTGCTCTCCGAACAATGGCTTCTGCCCTCACAGGAAACGTACTTCCGAACGGAGCCAAGACGGTTAAGATAAGACCGCCTAAGGATCTAGAAGGCAATAAAGAGATTAAAGAGTATTACGAGTGGGCTTCGAATAAACTTGCTCACTATATGGAGCTAAAAGAAGCGGGGCTTAATATAGCTTTTGACGAGTATATGTTAGACTCAGGGGCTTTCGGTTGGGGTGGTATCTATATGAAAGACGACCGCAACGATTTTGACACCCCTCTTAAATTTGCGAGTTGGGACCCTGTCCATACATATATGGCTCAGGATTCTTTCGGTAAAATCATTATGGTGTATAACGAGATCGATATGCAGATATCCGATGCCATACAAGAATACGGGTTATCCAAGCTCCCTAAGAAAGCTAAAGACTTAGCCAAAGATGGTAAACTATCAGACACTATCAGGGTGCTCGTAGCCATACAGCCGAGAACAAAACTTGAGATAGGTAAAAAAGGCAACAAGAATATGCCGATAGCGTCTATCCACATAGCGGTAGATTCCAAGAAGCTTTTAAAAGAATCAGGTTTTAATGAGAGCCCCGCAACTATGGCGAGGTTCTATAAGACCTCGGGGGAGACTTACGGCGCATCTCCGGGAACAGATTCGTTTCCTGATGTTAAGATGGCGAACGCTCAGAGTGAATCCATTATCCGGGCTGCAGAGAAGCAACTAGACCCACCTCTATACATAATAGACGACAATTCGTTGGGTACCGATTATATCGACACCTCAGCGGGCGCAGTTAACATACTCGCATACAACGGTAGATTTCCTACTTCTGACCCTCTGAAGCCAATGTTTACTGTCGGAGAAAGCAGGAGCATGAAGGAGACTCTGGCGGAAACCCGCGGCAAGATAATGGAGCACTTCCTTATAGATAGACTGCTTGATCTTAACAACGACACACGAATGACAGCCTTTGAGACTTCTGTAAGAGAGAAGTTGAGGGGAGAGTCTTTGTCTTCTGTATATAACAGACAGACAACCGAAATGATAAACCCTCTATTCAAGAAGGGCCTTAACACATTATTCGACAGAGGTTTCTTAGGTGTGTTCTCTTTAGACGACGCTAAAGCCAAGAAGCTAAAGAGGGAAGGCGTAGAAGTAAAACTGATACCAGAGGAAATTCTAATCAGGATTAGAGAGAACAAAGATGTTTATGAGTTGGAATATACCTCACCTTCTGCTAGAATACTAAAAAGGGAAGAGATAACATCTCTGTTAAGTACGTTAGCTATGATTAACGAAGCTATCAATACATTCCCTGATATGAGGTACTCTATAAAGTCGCACGAAGCAGTTGTGCTCCACTTAACGAATACAGGCGGAGATACTAAACTGCTTAGATCAGCCGAAGAAGTAAAAGAGCTTAAAGCAGCAGACGCGGCGGCGGCGGCAGAGGCGCAGAAGTTAGAGAACGCGAACAAAGGGGCTACGGCTCTAAGGGATACGGCGCAGGCATCCCAAATGACTAAGGAATAAAACGGCTTTGCCGTTCGGGACAGCGCGCAAGCGTCCCAATCGAAAGTAGTAAGGGAGATTAGAATATGTCAAGTAAAGGAAAAGGCAACAAAGGAATGACAGTATTACAAGGTGGGAAGCCGAAGACTTCAGGGTTGAAAACACTAGAGCAACCACAGAAACCTGCAAGAACACCTGCCGAACAGGCGGAAATTGATAAGTCAGAAAAGAGACAAAAAAGGGCGCAGGAGTTAAAAGATGCTTTTAAAACGATTGCTTCTACCAAGGCAGGGCAGATAGTTCTTGAACACTTGGTTATATCAGTTGGGGTTTTTCGTGTAGCATCCCAAGTATCAAATGAAGGGTATGACGTCCACGCGACTACATACAACTTAGGAAGGCAATCTGTGTATATGGCATCTATCAGACCTTTTCTAAGAGAGCACCCAGAACTTCTTAACAGAATTGAACGCCCGGAGCTTGAAGTCTAATGGACGCCAGTGCAGCAGCAGCAGCTGCTCAAAGCGGAGACGCGGGTAATGCGGGTGATACGGGAGCGGGCGACGCGGGCGCAGGCGCAGGAAATGCTCCAAGCTTTTTGGATTCAGTACCTGCGGAGTATAAGGACAAACCTTATATGCAGAACATTAAGTCCTCAGAGGATATGTTCAAGCAGTTCGACGGTGCTCAGGCTTTAATAGGAGCCACTAAGGTTCCAGGCGAAGGCGCCACCCCTGAACAATGGGGTAAGTTCTATGATAAGCTTGGCCGGCCAGAAGCATCTGACGGTTATGGACTTAACACCGTAGCGGAAGGTGGGCAAGAGATATCCGAACACGGGAAGGCTTTTAACTCTTCTTTGGAAAAAGTTTTTCACGAAGCGGGGCTAAATAAAGCTCAAGTAGAAGCTATAACCAAAGGCTTCGTAGAAAACTCTAAGATGCTCGGTGAAGCCAACGGCAAGATCAACCAAGAGAAATCTACAGCTGCATTTAATGCGGCCGCGGACCAGGTCCTCGGGGCAGAGAAGGAAGCGACCTTAGAACTATCTAACACCCTATTGGAAAAGTATATGCCAGAAGGGTTAAAGGATAAGATGGAGGGCTTAGACCCAGAAGCGAAGATGGTGTTCGCCTCTGTCCTTAAAGGGATATCAGACGAGTACATCTCTTCTGACGATATATCTTCTCTTAGAGACAAGGCACCTGCGGGTAACTTCACAAGTCTGGAAGACATCAGAGCCGCTCTTCAAACGGCTATGAACAAACCAGAATACAAAGACCCAAGAACCCCTACCGCTATACACGCAAAAGCATCGGCAGAAGTAAACAGGTTGTCTAATCTAATAGTTACGTTTAAGGCAAAAACTAAGTAAAAGTTTGACAACAGGAAATTTAAGTATTAAAATTGAGGTATAGGGTAGCGTTCGTCGTCCTATACCTCGTGTTTTATACACAGCGCGCAAGGCGTCTAACTTGAAGTTGATATCCGGGAACCGGGCAGTATTGGCGAAACCAATAAAAAACTTTGAGGAGGATAGACACATGGTAGATGTAAACCCGGCATACGTTATACAATTTTCAGAAAGAGTACACATGGAAGTCTCTCAGACAGAGAGTCGTCTAAGTCCGTTGGCGGAAGTAATAACCGTTCAAGGGGAGAAGCACGCATACGACGGTTTAGGAACTGTTGAAGCTTCAGAAGTAACTGCACAGTATCAACCAGTTAAGTTCGACAACATCGAGCATCTTAGACGTGAGATTAAGGGTAGACAATTCATCGTTACTTTACCTGTTGACGAGAAGGACGTTAATCAAGTTCTTTCAGACCCTACTGGTAAATACGCTATCAGAGCCGCAGAAGCAATGAAGCGAAGAAAAGACAAAGTTCTTTACAACGCTGCTTTCGCCGATGTTAATACAGGCAAGGATATGGACGTAGTTATTACTTTCGCCGATGATGGTGGAATTACTGTTGATGCTACTTCAGGTCTTACCAAAGAGAAGCTTGACGAGATCAACCAGAACTACATCGATAACGAAGTAACAATCGAGAACACGCAGATGGTAGCTTTAGCTATCTCAGGTGAAGAGCATACCGATCTTATGGGAGAAGCAGAGTTCTTAGATGTTGACTTCGTAAACGATAAAGCTCTTGTAGGTGGAAGACTTGAAAGTGCTAACGGTAACAAGATTATCTTGTTTGGTGCTAACAGTTCTCTTCCAATCCTTGATGTTAATACTTCAGTTAGAGACTGTCTGTCACTAGCTCAAGGTGGATTGGCTTTAGGTCTATGGAAAGATGTAGACATTCAGGTTCAGCCAAGATATGACCTTGTTACTACTTGGCAGATCGTTGTCACCATGTACATAGGTGCAGTGAGAACTGAGGGCGTTAGAGTTCAGAAGGTTCAAACTACTGTAAGCTAATATAGCCGCACAGTAGACGTTTAGACAAATAACTGTATTTTATACAGGAGACTAACAGGAGGAAATCATTATGGTAGTTCAAAATAAATGGGCGGTGGACGAGCAGGACACTAATTACCCTCAGGCGTCACCTAAGAAAGAAGGCTCTAAGGTAGCGGCAGCTATCAGTAAGGTCGCTATTCTGGCGGCAGATACGGACGCTTCCGTATACGGCATGGTAGCACTTCCAGGTGGAGCGATAGTAAAAGATATTAAATTAGTATGTTCCGAGATTACAGCAGGTACAGACTACGATATCGGTCTTTACAGAATGGACGCCGACGGAACAATCGGCGCTGTTATCGAAAAAGACACGTTCTTAGATGGTCAGACTATGGCAGTTGCGATAGCTAGAGGCGCTGAGATAACAGGCATCTCTGCTATATCTTTAGCTGACTCTGACAAGACTGTGGCAGAGCTTGCAGCAGCAGTGAGTGGTCTTGTTGAAAAAGACCCAAGATATTGCTTAGCTTTAACAGCTAACACTGTTGGTTCAGCAGACGGAACCATAGTAGTCTTTACAGACTTCACTAACGCGTAAGCGAGTAAAAATCTAAAAGTGCCCCCTATCCGGGGGGCACCTTTTTAAAAGGATAAAACCATGTCGTCACTATCACCAGTAGGAGTATGCAGAAGGTCCCTAATCCGCATAGGAGTTTCAAAGACTATAGCGAGTATAGAGAACCCTAAGACAAACGAAGAACTACTTTGTGCTGAGTGTTATGACGATATCCGACAAAGGCTCCTAAGAAACCACACATGGAATTTCGCTAAAAAGAGAGTTCGAATATCCGCCGAACCCACGGCGCCCCTGTTTCAATATGACACAGCTTACAATCTGCCGACAGGTTTCATAAGGCTTATACAGATAGGAGACAGCCAAGCAGATCGTAAGGACATAGACTTCTCTTTGGAGAACGGTCAACTATTAGTGAACAACAATACTAATGAGGACGCAGGGATACTGGATATCGTTTACATCTATGACGAGAAAGACGTAAACAAATGGGACACTCTTTTTAGGGAGCTTGTTAGGCTACAGGTAGCACATACAATATGCTACGCACTTACCAAGAAGAGCACTTTAGTAGACAGGATATCAGAGGAGATAAAAGACCTCACTCCTAAATCCAAGAGTGCAGATGGTCAGGACACACAGATAAAAAGAGTAGAAACAAGCAGAATAATAAAGTCTCGGTTCGGAGGCTGCGGTATACCGAACAATCTCAACGGACACTATATGAGGTGCTAAATGCCATTTAACAGTTCTAGATATTCTTTTTCACAAGGTAATCTGTCAGACGGGTTCCAAGGGAGACCGGATTTAGGCATATACCGACAAGGCATAAAAGAGTCGCAAAACTTTTTTAGCGGGCTTGACGGGGCGGCAAGATTTAGAAAAGCTTTTAGCCAGGGGCTTATGGCTGCTCCAAAACCAGATAGCTCGGACATAACTACCGGAGGGGTTAAAACAATACCTATGTTTGTTAAACCTGGATTCATCGGGTCGGCCCCTATAGAAGGAGGGTGGGTATTTTTTGATTTTTGTTTGGGTAAAGTTACGGGCAAATACACTCAGGTATATTATAGGGTGGGAGATAAAGCTTACGGGTCATTAAGATTTTCGGGGGACCCCACATATGTACCCCCCAATATAGCGAGCAACACATCTAGCGGCGTTATAACTTTAGTCTCTGATCTTAAAGATGAACTCCATAGAGTAGGGTCTTTTATAAATTTAAAAGATGGCAGCATTAGGACCCCGGTAATAATATCGGAAGCGGACCCGGCAGACAAAGATATAATAAAAGTAGTGCAAGCTGACGGGCAGCCTTTTACCTCTATGCCTGATAGGACTGGGGACGGGTTAGATATGATGGGAGGGGAATTCGACACCCCCATAGAACAGAATTTTGATTGGGTTATAGCTGGAAACGACTTGTACATAGTGGACGGATTCAACAGGTACAAAATAACTATGTTAACGACGGAGTCCACCCCTATCGTAAACGAAGCATATGCCATAACAAACAGCCCGTTTCCCACAGACGATAATCCTGCGGTAATAGGGCTATACCAAAATCGCTTAATATACAGTGGCTTTGTGACAGAGCCGGATTTACTTGCTTTATCTAGATCGCCCGACCCTTCTACTGGTGGCACTAGGTACGATGATTTTACCACCGGAGTTTTAGCTACCGACGCCATAAAAGTGTATATAAACCCTGATAAATTATCCCCGGTATCGGCTATTAAATGGGCGGAAGGTAGCAGTAGAGCTTTACTTCTGGGTACTAATGAGGGCATAGTAGAAATAACTTCTCAGGGTGTGGCTTTAGCGCCAGACGACATAGCGGCTTCTGTTTTTTCGTTCAAAGACCCTAGTGGTGTTAAACCTAAAGTATTTGATAATTACGTAAATTGGGTATCCCTAGATGGCGGTAAGATATACGAGAGTTCGTTTTCGTTTGATTTTGACGCGGACATTTCATATAACCTAACGCAATTAGTAAATGTTAAATCCCCTATAATAGAAATGATAAATTTCACAGGAAAAGAAGAAGGGTTAATAGCTTTACAAGAAGACGGGGATATACTGTTAGGATTGAGAAGCTCAGACAGGGGGTTAAGTTTTTTCCCTATATCTGTTTTTATGGGGGAGACAGTGGCGCCAGGGGATATTATAAGCAACATCTTCTCGTATAGTGACGAAGAAGGCCAGATAATAGGGATGAATATTGTAAAAGATGAAGGCGGGGGCGAAGGTGAAGATGAATACAAAACTTTAGAATTTAGCGTAGAAAGATTTTTTAGGTATGATTTCGTATTTTCTTTACCTGAACTTTTCCCATTTATTAGCGAATACAATACTCTCGTAACAACTTTTTTCAACGGCATAAAATTTAATCAGTTGGACGATAGTTTTTCCCATTCTATTAGCGCAGACGCCTACGGCAGTATAATGACCCTATTGGAATCCGATAACGGGAGTTACGATATTAAAATAACATCTGATACGGGCACTAATTTATCGGACAAAAAACTACTTTTGCCAGAAATAGGCATAGCCATAGAGTACGCGCAAGAGATAACGCCAGAGGGAGATTTCTACGCAAACTATCTTTTCACAGAGGAAGAATTAGATGAGAATATATTTCCTTTAAAATTAGGAGCTTCTAGACTATCAAAAGTGTTTGTATCTTTCAGTGATTTTAATATATCTACTAACTCGTTATTAGACCCTTTAGCATTAGTTATATCGGATGGCAAGATAGACAAAGAAGCGGATATATCAGAGGCGGAAAACGGGTACGGCTATTATTCCATAAGTCTATCCGATGATACTTTTTTTGCCCATGTAGGACTTAAATACACAGGTATGTTTACGATGGTTCCCCTATCCACGTCTGGGTCAGGGCAGTTAGGAGTGAACAGAAAGAAAAGCATAGCGGAGATAATGTTTAGACTTATTAATACAGGAGATGGGCAAGTTTGGATTAACAGAATAGCGGCCGAGGATTTTGATTTCAAAGACCCAGGTATTTATAACTGGAAGCCGTATATAAACGATACTTATGCTATAAGGCCTCAAAGCTCTTGGGAAGGTAAGACAGAAATTACTTTCTTCCAGAAAGAACCACAACCTCTTAACATATCTCTGGTCGATATATACGAGGAGGTATCTCGTGAATAAGCTTAATTTAGATTGGGGCATAACACCAGAAAAATTAGATAGTATGGTATTGGCTGATACGAACAGTCGTAGCAAATTACACAAAGGGGAAGGATATCGAGTCTTGGTGAAAGACGAAGGCGGAACTATATTAGCGTATATGTGCCTAAAAGAGATAGCTCCGAAAAACTTTATATGTTATCTGACCCCTGCGGTTTTCTTCTTCCTGCATGGAGTAAGAGTAGCCAAGATAACTAGAGATTTATTGTGGAACTTATTAGCAGGTGAAGAGTGGGATGTAGTGCAAACCGTGTCCAAAGATGATAAGATAGTAAATAGATGGATGAAATTTCTTGGGTTTGACCAAGGCGAAAGTGTCGAAGTCCCCAATCAGTCAGAAAAACACTTAATGTGGCGGAGGGTCAATTCATGGGCGACATAATAGAAGATGTCTTAGAGGTAGCGGCTAATACAGTCACAGGTTTCGTAGCAGGTGGACCTGCGGGTGCTGCTATAGGTGCAGCTAAAGGTGTGGCGGATGTGGTTGCGGGAAACGAAGCAGAAGCAGAAGCCAAAAGAGAAGCGGGAGCCATAAGGGCAGAAGCCGATATAGAATTTCAAGATGCCCTAAACGCAGCAGACCTCGCACAGGAACAAGGAGAGCAGTTTTTAGCTCAACAGGCTTTAGGTATTTCAGCAAGCGGTATTGAATTTAGGGGTTCTCCTTTAGAAGTGTTAGAAGAAACACAAACGGGAATATCTGAAAGATTTTCAAAAGAAGTATCGAGAGCAGGCAGAGTAAGAAGTTTAAGAAGAGAAAGCGCTGCCAGAACCGCTAGAGCAGGGCAGAAGACTTTTGCAGAGAGAATATCCTCCGTGGCGGGGAATGTATCTGGCCTAAGCAAACTAGGCGCGGGTGGCGGCGGGGGCGGGGGCGGTGGCACTCAAGCCTCAGGCGGTTTCGAAACTCCAAATACGTTTGTAACATAAAGGAAAATATCACATGGCTAAGATACCTAGATACGTAAAACAAAACCTACCCCGGGCTGTAGGTACTCCGGGGGTAGACCCTTCTGCAGGAAGAGAAGCAGCTGCGGCCGGCCAACTATTGGGTGCCATAGGCAAAGAAGTAGCATCAAACTTTCAGGCTCAGAAGAAAATAGCTGACACAGCTACTGCGTCTAAACTCGAAAGAAGAGCCGCAATAGAATATAACAAGAGAATAGGCATTATAAAAGCGGAGCAGTCAGAAGACCCTGAGAAGATGATACAGTCTATCCAAGACGTAGGTGACGAGATATACGGGGACATGGCGGAGCAGATATCAAGCCCTGAGATAAGAAGCAGTTTCTTAAACAATAGCAACACCACAATAAAGACTCAAACAATATCAGCCATGGCCTGGTCCACTAAGCAACAAGGTGACAGAGCTAGAAGCGATACAGAGAAGGCGGAGATAGGAGCAGTGTTGTCTTTAGGCACTTCCTCAGACGTTAATGTTTTTAATAGTGAAGCCATAGATTGGGCGTCATCTAATAAAGAACTTTACGGGAGCGTATACGGAAAAGAGAAGGGCGTAAAGAATATAAAATCCGCTCTTGGTAGATCCGCTGAAAAGTATATCCAGAATCAGGTAGACGACAACCCTTTCCAAGCGTTGAACGATCTTGACGGTGGAAAGCTAGATAAACACCTATCAGCTGACGAAAAGAGTAAATGGATTGGTAGAGCAAAGAGTGGGATAAACAACGCTGAGAAGAACGCAGTTACTAAAACTAAGTCCTCCGCAGTGATAAGAGGAAGCGAATTAGGCAAGAAAGTTATGGACAATTCTTTCACAGCTAAAGACATAGAGGACGAGTACAACTCTGTTAAGGACTCACCGAACATCCCACAGGAGTACAAAGACGGATTGAACGAGTGGATGGAGCAAACATACAAAGGTGTTAAGCTCCCTCTCTCCGTTAAGATGGACAACATGTCAGGTCTGAGCAAAGAACTAACAGAGGTGACTACGTTTGTGAGCAAGAACGACTCTGACGTAGCTATGGACGCCATACTTAAATACAAAGCGAAGATAAACAAAATGATGCTCAGGGGTCAGCTAACCGAAGCGGGGTTCAAGAGCCTGTACAACGACGCCCAAGCTATGTTAGACAAGACCGCAGTGAAAGTAGACGGGTCGATAGGGGGCACTTGGTCCGCTATTGGGGGAGAAGAGGCTAAAGAGATAAAAATTGTATCTTCTACATATCAAAAGTTCGATAAATTTTTGGACAGTGAGATTAATAAGGCGACATTTGACTCCGCCCCAAAAGGGTTTAAGGACAGAGTCGGTGTGGACATGAAAGTAAATTTCAACAGAATGACGATAAAACGAGAGGCTGAAAAAGGAAGACCTCTGACATCCAAGGAGTACAGGGATGTATTCGGAAGAGTTATGAGGATCGCTCTTGACGAAGTAAACAGTTCCATATTCGAACCCGCGGAGGTGAGATAATGGCAGTATTATCTGAGCAAGACATAGACGCAATGTGGGCGGGCATAGATGAAAGCGACGAGGATAAGTCTGCGGTTTCTCCGGGCGTTATGTCTGAGCAGGACGTAGACGCCTCTTGGGAGGACTTCGATAACCAAGCGGATGATTCAGTAACCCCTACGTTAACCATAGCTGACGACGAGAAATATCTGACAGACGTGGCTGACACACCAACAATAGGTGAACCAAAGGTTCCCGAGACAGGCGTCTTTACCCCAGTGAAAGAAATATTTAAAGCACTGGGAGCAGGTATTGAAGAAGACGTGGTAGGCGTTTTAGGAAAAGGAACAGCTTTCTTAGCTGAGAGAGCTTTTGCGGGAGAGCCAGAAGATTTAACTGGTTTTAAAGAAAAGCTTCAGGAGCAAAACCCAGAGCTTAAAGAGTTTATAAAGCTATCAGAGGATAACTCAGAAGCTTTAAGAGGAAGTCTCGCCAAGAAAGGAAGAGCTTGGGCTGATGCCTGGGCGAAAAAAGCCTCCGAAGGAATAGAGGCACCTTTACAGGGCACTACGTTTAGGCACACACCTATAACGAAAACGGCACAAGTGATAGGTAGGGCTATACCCTTTTACGCTACAGCCATAGCAGCAACCATCATAACCAAAAGCCCCGCTATAGCTTCCGGGCTTTTCGGGGTAACCCAAACTGCGGAGACTTATGAGAACGCTCGGGCTAAAGGTTTAGAGCCAGAGGCGGCAGCGACACTAGCACTTATGGACGGCGTATGGACGAGCGGTAGTGAAGCTTTACCTTTTAACATGCTGTTGGGAAAACACGGTTTTAAAGCACTAAAGAAGCTGCAGAGGTCAGGGATAGCGGGAAGAGCCGCTGCGGGGGCTATAGTTGAGCCAATACAAGAGGTGTCTCAGACTGTAGGTAGCAACATGATCGCCCATTATGGTTTCGATAAAGGCATTAAATTGTTTGAAGGGTGGTTAGAAGCATTGGTAGGAGGGTTGTTCTTAGGCGGTGCGGGTGGTGGTGCAGTAAAAGCGGAAGCACCTACGGCAAAGCCAGAGGTCAAGGACGTAAAGAAAACTCCTGAGATAAAGGCTAAAGCAGAAGGTGAAGTTAAAGCCACTCTCACAATACCACCAGAAGAGAAAGCCAAAGCGAAACCTAAGGTTGAGAAGAAAGTTGAGCCTAAGGTAGAAGAGCCTAAGAAAACAACCAAGCTTACAAAAGCCGAAACCGAAGCGATAGTTGAGGTGGAGGGTTTGCCAAAGGAAACTCAGCAGGAAACTTTCGAAAGGGCTAAAAGCAAAGGGTTAGACAAGTCAGCAGAGGCTTTAGCTGAAGAGGTACTAGCGACCAACAAACCTATATCTCCTGAAGAGAGAGCGGGATTGCACTTAAGAACAGCCCAAGTAGAGTCTGAGCTAGATAGAGCCACTGCAGAAGCGGAGTTGGTGGACGATAAAACAGATCCTCTGGAGGCACAAAGGCTCGACCAGGTGGAGAACGATTTGATACTTAAGCAACTGCTGTTAAGGGGTGCCTCTGGCATAGCCGGGTCACAAGCAGGTAGATCACTGGCCCTACAACAAGTCGCCATAGATAAGGGTACATACGAAATAGCTAAATTACTTCCAAAAGCCAGAGATACTAAAGGGTCTGATCTTACAAAAACTGAAAAAGATAAGATAAAGAAACTGGCTGAACAGATTAAAAACCAAGAAGATAAAATAAAGAGGTTAGAAAAGGAGTTAGCGAAAACCAAAGAGGGTAAGGATAAGAGGAAAGTAAACAAGAAGATATTGGATGAAGCGGCGAAAGCTGTAAAGTTTAAAAGAGAAATAGACGAGATGATATTCAAGCTGAGGAAGAGAACACTCGTGGGTGCTGCGAAAGACATAGCCAACTTACCAAGGGCTTTATTGGCTACGGCGGACATATCCGCTGTCTTCAGACAAGGATTAATGTTGGGGATAGGTAGACCAGTGACTTTCGCAAAAAACATAGCGAAGTCTCTCCCGATTTTCTTCAGCCAGACGTCAGCGGATAAATTAGACATAATGATACGGAGATCGGCTAAACAAGAGATCCGAGAAAAATCAGGGCTGTTTATGTCTGACATAAACCAGTCCTTAGGCTCAAGAGAAGAGGCGTTCATATCTAGGGCGGCCAACAAGATACCAGTGTTGAGCCACGTTATGAAGGCTTCAGAGAGGCACATGTCTGGTTTCCTAAACCTTATGAGGGTGTCAGCCTTTGACAGTTTTGTGGACGCCAACCCCACTGCCACGAAGGAACAGTTAGAAGCTTTTGCTAAATATGTTAACGCGGCCAGTGGGCGGGGGAACTTGGGCAATTTTGAAAATGCTGCGGGTAACCTAGCAACGGTGATTTTCTCCCCGAGGTTTGCGGTTTCTCGACCAGAAACTGTAATAAGAATGGTAAAAGGACTGAAAGACCCTCTGTTAAGAAAAGTAATGGTAAAAGACATGTTAGCTTTTGTGGGGACGGGGATGTTGACTCTTACACTGGCGTCGTTAGGCGGGGCTAAAGTTGGACTTGACCCAGAGAAGTCTGACTTCGGTAAAATAGTCATAGGCGATACGAGGATAGATATATGGGCGGGGTTCGCACAACCTGCGAGACTTTTGCTTACCCCTATACTACAAGGGCTAGATACGGCGGGAATACGCAAGGCTACTAGCAGGTTGGATACAACGAACGCCATTAAAAATTTCGCCCGTTATAAAGCGTCACCACCTGTAAGCATAGCACTGTCACTGGTGTCGGGGAAAACAGCCATAGGTAAAGAGGTAACCCCTTTAGAAACTCTAGTCGGCAACGTAATACCTTTAGCCCTGCAGGAAGCGGTAGAGTTAGCTAATAGCGATTTAGACGCCTCGGCGATAATCCCTTTAGCCACTGCAGCGTTTATGGGTGTTGGGGTGAGTGTCCACGATAAAAAGAGAAGAAGGATTCAATGATAGTTTGCTAACGCACGGCGTATAGTGTATTATAAATAATAACAATGAGGAGTAGATCATGACTATTTCAAATGAGACAACTAAAAAAGACGCAGTAGGAGGGGTTACTGATTACAGTTTTCCTTTTCGTATAATTGCCGATTCAGACCTTCAAGTATATACAGAGGATTCAGATAAGATACTCACTCTTAAAACTCTTAACGTAGACTACACAGTTACCTTCGTTCAAGATGTAGAAGGAGGCACAGTAGTATTCGGGGTAGCAGTCTCTGGCTCATTAAACGTATTGATAGTTAGAGAAACACCTGATACCCAAGGCACAGACTTTGAAAAGAATAAAGCCATAGACGCAGAAGCTAATGAACTGTCGTTAGATAAAATTACTATGCTGACACAACAAGCCTTAGAAGTTTCTGGCAGATCATTAAGGATAGGGTTTAACTATGACCTAGACGAGATAGTGGTGTCGGACGACGCAGATAAATACGCTATTATATGGGACGCTGACACTAGTCAATTTATTTTGTCTGCAGTAGCTAATGTGACTGTGCCTGGCAAGATAGTCTACAATGAATCAACTAATATAATGGATTTATTAACCAATGATATCATAGCTCTCAGGCTAGATGCCGACCAGATGGCGAGCTTTTCCAACGACGTTACGGTTGCAGGGGATATATGGGCGTCAGGGGGGTCGGTTAATGTATTCGACCCATACCCGCTGAAGTTTTGGCAAGGGGGGTTAGACAGGTCTAGGCAGTACTACGACAATTCGATAAGAGCGTCTCACATAATAGACAGTGGCGCGAGCGTAGACATCTTTTTAGATTCAAACGATTCTAGTACCGACGCCAAGTTTAAGATACAGAAAGATAGCGATACACAAGACGCAGGAGTTAGCCTGTTTGAAGTTGAAGAAAGCGGAAACGCGTCATTACCTAATGGTCGTATGGGTATTGGGCCTAGGTGCAATATCAACAGCGGCGAAATCTCATGCCCAAATAATACGGCCACATCATTTTATACATTTTTATCGTCTCAAGAAGCAGGGTACGTGATGGCTACTATTGAAGGGGATAGTCGTTGTTCTGTTTGGTCTTACTGTTACGATGCGTCAGGAGTGCATTTTAGCTCTACAGAGCAGGAGACAGCCGGGATAGGAACCACTACATTAGCGCTTGCAAGATCGGATACGGACTTGCAATTTACACAAGTAAACGCAGGGGCGGCAACAAGGCAGGTAAATTGGTCAATAGTTAAAACTCTATAAAGCAATCAAATTTTAAAAAAGGGGATAGGCACGTGGCAGAGGCACACAAGTTTTCGGATTATGAGCAATTACAGGTTGAAAAGATAGCCGAAGCGGTAGTATCTGAAATCAAAAAAGAACGAAGAACAATATGGGCTGCTATCATAATAGTAGCTGGGATAGCCTGCTACGGGGCCGGTATAAGAACTGCTCAAGTAGTGGAAAAACTAATAACTAAATTTTTAGCGTAAAGGAGAACACTTATGGCAGCAGCGGATAAGAAAAGAAAGATAGCAAACGCAACAAAAGCATCGAGGGCTATACCTTCGTACTTCGATATACTTTCAGGCGCGGGGACATACACAGGTGATTATTACGGTGTACAACCTTTAGACGCCCCGGCTTTCTCGGCCATGTTAGACGCAAACAGCGACGCCGTGACTGACGTAACCGAGTTAGATAATTTACCCGTTGGTATTGTGGCGCCTATCGCGTTTAAATCAGTCACACTCACAAGCGGATCTATCATAGCGTACAAGAGGTAAACTTCTATGTTAGAGATAAGTATAGAGATTGGAGTAAACCATGCTTGATATGAGGATAGAGATAGGTATAAACTATTTAGCCTCCCAGGTAGCGGGGGGCGGAGAACCCTTTCATCCTTCCGATGTCCTTAGTGACATATGGAACGCCGATGATATTGTTGGCAACGACGGGGACAGCTTTTCGACTTGGAACCCAGAAAAAGGTTCATTCGATTTCTCTCAGTTAGTGGGTGCAAACCAACTTAGCGTACACACTGGTGTGCTCAACGGGCATAGGGTTGCTAGAGCTGACGGGACAGAAGGAATGTGCCTCGGCGCAGGTGAACTTGATAATATGTATGATGGCGGCGGTACGTTCCTGATGGTACTTACTAGCAAAAAGCAAGCAAGTGCTAGGATTTACGAAAAGACCGTTAACAATCTACTGCAACCGGGGGCAGGAGATAACTCGTTACACACATTAGAGCAAAGATGGACATACACAGATGGTACAGTAACGTGGTATCCTACTAGCCCATTTATAGGTTCATCTGTTGGGTTTAAGGTAGTGGCAATAAGGTATAACACAGACACCCCGGATAATAATGTATTGTTTGATGTAGACGGGTCACCAGTAGCTATGACAGAGCAGAACCCAAGAAACGGTTCAAGGAATAGTGACGCAGGTGGAGTTTTTTGCCTTGCAAACAGACCATCAGATTACGCTAGAGGAATGTTAGGTGACATAGCTTGGATAGGATATCACCCGAGTGAGCTGTCAGACTCCGATTTAAATAAGGTAGAAGCATGGCTACAGGAGAGGTTTGCCCTATGACTTTTATAAAGTATAACAACGAAGCAGTAGCGGTGGCAATGGTACAGGCGACCAATAATAAATTTGGTTTCCCCAACGCTTTTGCAGATACATACGCTGCCCCAGTTGAGGGGATTAGCGGGTCCCGGTATATAAAATATACGGACTTGCAATACGAGGGCATAGAGAAGAACATAGGAAACGTAACTCTGCCCGGGCCCAAAGAGTTTGTGACAGATGAAGAGTTTATGGCTGATATGCCTGAGGGAGACTAACCATGAGTGAAGTTAACAAGAGTGCAAGAGAAGTTAACGGCAGGGATGAAGCGGGGGAAAGAATCAGACAAGTACCTGTTATGATAGAAAGTCCTGCGGGCAGTCCTGTATCAAAAATTAATCCTTTACCTTCTGCCGATATAGATAAAAACGGACATGGTGCAACAAATACAGTATTTGGGGATAAGACAGTAGGTATACGAAAAACTACTATAGCCGCCCAATTTGCCTACGGAATACAAGATGGCGATGCTACTCCTGAAGTCGAAAATGGTGGCACTATAACTATAGAAGAGGCTATGCTAGTTATTAGCTCTGGTACAGACGTAGCGGGTAGCGCAACTATACAGAGTACTGAGGCGGTAAGATATGTACCAGGGCAAGAAGTATATTGTTTCTTTACACCAGTGTTTACTGCGCCTAAAGAAAATAGTTATCAAGAAGCGGGGTTATATGATGACCAAAATGGCTTCTTTATAGGGTTTGTAGATACAACATTTACATTCACTAGAAGAAGAGATGGAGCAGACTACTCACAGACAATAGATTTAGACGCGTTTGCAGAAAAAGAGGGTTACACACTAGACCCATTAAAAGGAAACATTTATAAAATAAGCTATGGTTATTTAGGGTTTGCACCTATACTACTTGAAGTAGTTAGACCATGGGGCGGTTTAGCTAAACTTGATATAATAGCGTACCCTAATAGCGAAGTAGTCACGCATACTACTCAAACATTCCTGCCTGTTAGGGGTAAAGTAGCTAATACTGGTAATGATACAGATATTGTGCTTAAGGTTGGTAGTCTTGCTGCAGGCATCGTTGACGGCGGCGGTGAAGATATAGCAGGTAGAAGATTTACATGGGCAAATACAACTACCTTTAATGTTACTGGTAATGAAACTTTAGTTACTTTCAGAAATAAGACAACATTTAATAGTATAGCAAATAGAGTTCAAGCAAGACTATTATTAATATCAGGAGCTAATTCTGCTAATAAAACATTAAAATGGCGCCTTTATAGGAATCCCGTATTAGAAGCAGCGCCAGTACCTGTATGGACAGATGTAAACACAAACAATAGTACTTTAGAATATAGCATAAACGCTGTTGCAGATTATGCTGCGAGTACCGATTTATTTCTCGGTTGGAATACTGGTAAAGAGGCAGATTTCTTTGAAGACGTTGAAAAATTATTTTTAGATTTACCGCCAGGAGGTATGGCGAGTTTTGCAATATTGAGTGTCGCCGTCGGCGGTGACGCTGACTTATCAATAAGATGGAGTGAACTGTTCTAATGATTAAGCTAAAGTTCTTTCCGAACAAAATAATAAAAGAGGACCCGGTATGTATGCAGGGTTCTCTTCGTTTATATATCGGCGGAGTGAGGATGTACACCTGGAAAGCTTTAAGCGGGGGTCACGGTCTGGGCATACTGCCTCACGGGTCATATCTTGTGACGCATATAGATGCCATAAAAGACATCAAATCCAACACACCATACAAACGGGAGGGTTTCCCTTGGTTCATGCGGATTATGCCACAGTTTAAGACGTATCGGACGGCACTCGGCGCTCACCCTGAGGGAAATGTACTCGGGACTTTAGGCTGCATAGGCTTATTGACAGAGGACACTAAATTTTTTAAGATATTGAAATCGTTAATACCTAAGAGAGCAAAAATAATATTGGAGGTGTATTAATGAATAAGTACGAGGTCGCTATAAGAACAAAGAAGTCATTTAGAAAAGGAAGGTTCGATGGGATATTTGGTTTTTTCATAACCATAGGTAATTTCATGGACGGACATTTTGATTCAAGATGCCACACTGAATTGGACTTCATGGATGTTAACCCAGATCCAAGGTTAGGACAGGGGAGTTGGTCCGCTTTCGAAGGCGGGGGTAAGACAAACGCTAAGGCTTGTTCTACCTGCCCGATGATGGCCAAGGATGACACGAAAGATTGCAAGGGTTGTAAAGCTTTAGACAAATCTTGTGTGGGGTTTTCTGCTGTGGATTACAACAAAGGAAAATGGGAGACTCAGATCATAGATGTACGAGACGAGAGGCTACCTAAACGGTGGGGCGACAAAGAAGAACTAAGGAAGGCTTGTATCAACGACAAGATCAAGGGTTACGATATAACTGGTTGCGTTGGTCAAGCTGTGCAGAACAAAGATATCGAAGATCTTGATAAATACTTCTGCTCTGAAGCAGTGGGCGAGAAGTTTAACATGTTCGACAATCTAAGCCCTGCACAACTGGCGGAATGGTTTAAGGAACTGTTTAAATAACTATTGCCCCTTTATTGAGCATTAACAGAAGATGTTGAGTTTGCCACTTAGCATCTTCTAATGCGTTATGCCTAATGGTAGGTGGCACTTCTCTCCCTAAAGAACCATCTTTATCTAGCACGCTTCTTATAGTTCTGTAGTCAGCAACTTGGTAATACGCCCAAGGGGTTACGCCAAGGCAATACTGTTTGTATGCGTGGGTGAGGACATTTATGTCCATAGAACCGTTAGACCAAACCAGTGTGGGTGAGAACTCATTTATGAAGTTGCCCAAGGTGGCTATTGAATCAGGCAACAACGCTCTGTCGCCTTTGAAGGTGCTATCTATAGCCTCTTTACTCTGCTGCATCCACCAAGCTACAGTAGAGGCCATTATGCTTCTATCCTTTTGGTCTAGGCCAACCTTAATATGCAGTTCGTCTATAATACCTTGCATATTAAAAACGGTCGCACCTATGGAAACTATAACAGCATCTTCCTCTAGTCCTAATGTTTCTATGTCTATCATTACGTGTGTGTCTTGCATATCTTTTCTCCTTTTTAAATAAAATGTTTTGTTAGTCCGGGGTCTACGTTTATCATATCTATAACTCGAACGTAGACTCCCGCTATTTCACCTTCTGCAACAAATCTCTTATACAACAAAGTGCCTACTATCTGGGCATCGTCCGGGAACACCATATCGTTCATGGCGTCTGCTATTATCTTGGCTATGTTATCGAAGTCGGGCTTTTTGGCCGGCCATAACATGCCCATAAGCTTATTGTACAGCTTAGCATCGGCTTTAGACGGTCTGTGGACAGACGTGCAGAACATGAAAAGAGGCTCTTTTGCCCCCCAACGCACGATCTCCCCCGCCTCCCACTTAGAGTGTATGAATATCTTAACAAAGTCCTCATAGCGCATGGTCTGAATAGGGGTGAAAGCGTTTTTGGATACGCTGTTAAATTGTGGACGTTGTTTCCCTTTCGGGTCGCCCGGAATAAAAAATTCAAGAGTTTTCATGTGTCAGCACCCCCTTTAAAAATGTGTGGGTGTTGCCGTCGGGATGTATCTTTAACCCGTATCGTGGGTACTCTGTAACCCAAGGTTCCAGATTATATCTGCCCTCTGGTATGTGGCCCATATCATTAAACATAACCCTCATTTTAGTTTCTTCGCTGAACAATTCGAGCTGTGTACCATCCATTATTTACGATACCTTTCTCCGACCCAACCGCTCGCCCCTAGAGGAATCCCGGTTGACCACGGCTCGTTCTTCACCATTATTGCTTCCATATTCTCGTATGTTAAAACTGAACCCTTTGCTACCTCTACAAGTGCTTCATCGTGGCAATGCATTACTGTTTTATATCCTGCTGCACCCAATCTGATAAGAGCGTCTCTCAGTAAGTCTCTTGCTTCAGCCTGTACGATATTCTCAGTAAGCTTCCCGCCATAAGTGAACTGCCTCTGCCACTGAGTAGTGTATGAGTCTACACCCATAAAGCGGATCTCTTCTTTCTCAGCGGTGTACGTTTCTATCTCGAAGGTTCCACAATCGGGGCAACTTATATCTGAGGTGGGATAAGAGTTGTTCTTCTTTTCCCAAGAGTGCCTACACGCCTTGTCCACGCAAACGTGTTCCAGAACGTGGTGATTTTCTGTCCTATATTTGCGGTACGTTATTTCGTAGCCCCCACACTCAGGGCAAAACACGTCCCCTCTGGGGTGCTCAGTGTTCTTTTTCTTATTCCAGAAGTTCTCGCACTCTTCGTTCTTACACGCATGGTTAGTCACATATGCCGTCTTAGTTTCTGGATCGCAGTATGAAAGCTCTCTGCCGCTATGCAGTCTGCACTTCAAGAATCTGCCTCTGACCTCATAGATTATACCGTTGTAACTATGGGGCAGACCTGATTGTATAGCAGACACGGCAGCATTTTCTACACCTGCCCAGAAAGCGACAGTCTCTGGTCGGTCCGCTCTCCAAGCTTTCACTATCTGTCGGGCACGTTTCTTCTCAACGTACACCCCGTAAGTAGGAGCCATGCTTACGAAGGCGTTCACCCCGCCACCAAAGCCACAGGCAAGCTCGGATACTTTACCTATCTTTCTCTCGTCGTCTATTATTTTCTCGTAGGGGTTGTCGAAGATAGCAGATGCTGCCACCTTGTAGGCGTCCAGACCGTTTCTGAAGTTGTCAAGTATCTTCTCTTCTCCCGCTAACCACGCTAATACTCTGGCTTCAATAGAACTGAAGTCAGCACAGTACAGTGTGTTTCCAGGCTCGCAGGTTATCATGCCTCTTAGACAGGCAGAGGCTGTCTTTATTGAGCACCCATAATCTTCGTCCACTTCAACGTGCGTAGGGTGGTCAAGTATTCTGTTTATGTCGTAAGCATAATAGCTATCTCTTGGGTAGTTCTGAGGCTGTATCCCCTTGCCCGCCCAACGTCCAGTGTTAGCACCGTGGTATAGCATGGCGCCTCTTACCCTACCGTCTTTGTTAGCCCATCTCTTCATGGCATCCAACTTAGCCACACTAGATTTGCCTAGAGACTGCCTTATTTGTAGGAGTCTTCGTGCTTTAACGGAGAGGTCTTTCCTTTTTAAGGCGAGATTCACAGTTTCCTTCTGAAAGTTGGGGAGACCAACCCCTTCCCTTTTCAGCCAGGTTAAGCTTGCGGCGACCTTCCTTGTAGAAGACACCTCTCCGTTAGTTACTACGCTACATTCTGCCAACAGCTCTGCCTCTTTGCCGTTGACTTTAGCTTTTATATTATCTATTGCGGGTACATCAACCTTAACGCCAGTGTTGTTTATCCTCTGGTCAAGGAGGAACATTTCTAATTCATCAGGCGGCAGGTCGTCTAACGCCTCACTCAGAGAGTGTTCCGCCTCTACGTCTTGGCGACAATAATCACACAATTTTGCAAACTCTTCCGGGTCTTCGTGCCAAAGGACCAGGTCCTTCCATGTATCAGGGTACATCTCTTTGTCAGCTTTTAGTACTCGACGAGGCTTACACATCTTCATCATTATCTTGTAGCCTTCTTTGTCCTTACGCTGTTCTACTCCGAGGGCGTCGCAAGCTCCCCCTAAACCTCTTGGCAACGAGTGAGCCGCAGCCTTAGCTGCAGAACATCTAATTTTATCTTTTGGTAAATCCGGGAACCCGTAACGCTTGTGCATTATGTGGTGCCATATAGAAGTCTCAAAGAAAATATTATGGGCTTCTATGGTGTCGGCTTTCTCTATCGCCGTGGTTACCTCTGTATCGAACACCCCGTAGAAAGAATGTCTTCCCCGAACTATATGCTGAAATTTATTTGGCACCCATATCACAGGGGGGTTGTCGTTTAGCTTAATAGCCATGCAGAGTATATCTGTGCTTGGGTCTTCGGCATACACAGCCGCTCCTCTACTCTTTTTTCCTACAAGTTCGACCGTACTTCTTGTCTCGAAATCGATTGTTAATTTCATGGTATCTCCCGCGGGGAGCCGAAGCCCCCCGGATTAAATTTTTTACAGCATACCTGCTAGATTAAACTTTTCTGCAGGTGCTGCAGGTGTTGCCTGTGCTACAGGTGTTGTCTGTGCTACCTGTGTTGCAGGTGCAGGTGCAGGTGTTGCTCCTGATGCAGGTAGCGCCCCTAACATATCCATGCCATCTAAAGCACTGTTGTTTCCAAAAGGAGTAAAGTCTTCTATCTTCTGGAACACATCTATGTAAGCGCTGATTCCTTTGTTGTAAGTAACAAAAGAAACTACCGCTCTGGCGTACATACCTCCATACACCTCTCTCTTATCAGCAGGGTCCAAAGGTTGCTTGAACTGGTCCAAGCAGATAACAGGCTGTTTGTTCTTAACGGAGATGAAAAACTTTCCTTTGTACTGCTCGGCTGACTTTGTGTGAGCTTTAGCGGCTCCGGGCTTGAAGGGGTTTCTCCAAGCGGACATATCGATGTACCCGCCATTAGCTGCTTTGTGCTCTTCAGTGATCTGTTTCATCAACGCATCTAATCCCTGAACAGTTAAAGGTTGTACTGATGCGTCAGGAGTGTGGTACTTGGCGTCCAAATCCATGGTGTCCTTGCCAAAGATGAACTCTACGTTGAACTCCGGGTCGTTGTCTGGGTAATCTCTACTCACAGTCGCCTTGGCTAAGTTAGGGTAACTAACTCTTCCTATTGGTAATGTTACTTGGTATCTAATTCTATTTAGTTCTGCCATAATCGTGTTCTCGCTTTCTTCGTTGTTTATAGTATGCTCGTGTCAAACACTGCATCAATCAAGATTACTGCTGTTCGTCTATCATCATCTTTAACCAATACCAAACCGTTATCAGGTGTGTAAAATAGATCTGCTATCATTCCGTCAGCTTTTTTCTTTTTAACACCTTTTGAATCTTTCATCTCTTTCAACGCTTGGTTGTACGTTAAAAGCTTCTTCGATGTTTTAAAAGCCCCCTCTCCTAGAATCTCCGTAAGCTTAGCCTCAGCTTCAGGGAACGCTTTACGGTGTGCTACTTTGTTAACCAGTTTGTAACCTTCTGGGCAGTTACCTGCTTTAGCAATGGCAGTTGACTCTTCGTGAACAGCGTCCAATATCTCCTTTATAAAGGAAGAGTTATCTAGACACCACACACGTTGCTCTGGTGTCATTAAAATGCTGACATGCTTCTCTTCCTTTACCGCTAAGTCTGGTAGCTTCATGTCTATAACAGCCAACATCTTTTTATTCTTGGCAGGGCATATGTTAGGGCTGTTGGCTCTGCAGTATCTGCACCAATCACCCTCGCACACATCCGCTTTCGTAGCTTCCCGGACTCTCTTAATAGCCTCAGCTAATTCGACCTTAAACTCCATCAACTCCGCCTTTGTCAGCACATACGTTTTTATCTTGTAGTCTTCAGACTCCGTAGGCTGTGCAATGGTGAGGTAAACTTCGTCCACGTCTGTGTCGCACATCTCAAGAGCACCAAGGGCATAGTACTTCAACTGCTTGCCATTAGGGTTTACTTTAGTACGCCCTGTTTTTAAATCCACGACCTCTAATGTTTTGAACGGATCATTAATGATAGCGTCACCTCTACCGAAGCACTTCTCGTCAACAGATTTTATACAGAACCTTTCCTCGATGGTCAGAAAGGCGTGAGGTCTTTCCTCAATCTTCTCCATAACGTAGTCCTTGTACATTATGACACCTTCTATCATTTCTTCTTCTACTTTGAACTTGAAAGGTTTCCCCAAATTGTCTTTCATAAGCTCCACTTCTTCCCCAATGTAGGAGTTAGCATCAAGATCAACTATTCGCTTCTCTAGCAGTAGCTCCCCTATCTTGTGGTAGAAGTTACCTTTAACGGCGTAGATACTCTTTGAGTCCTCTATACCCCTGCTTAGGTGCGGGGAGGCAGGACAATTCCACCACCTGTCGGAGGAAGAAGCGCCAACATCAGAGTGTGCCCCCGGTTGTGCTTCTTCTTCCTCTATTTCTTTTACGATCTCTTCTAGAAACATACGCCTATGCCTCTGTGTATAGCTTCATGTCGGCTACGATCATCGCGTACTCTTCAGGTCTAACATCTTTCTTCTCTCTTTTGTCACAGTACGTTTCACGCATCCAGGCTATTGCCTTGTGGAAGTTAGGTTCCCCCCCGCCAAGTTCCGCAGCTTTCTTTCTTACAGTAGCGGCGAGAGCGTTGGAGAAGTCGTCTAGTGAAGCTTCAGGTTCTGTGGTTGTAGCCACCTCTGTAACTGCAGCGTCTACAATTTGATCTGGTTGAGAAGAAGTCTCTGTCTGTACTGTTGGCGGCGCTTGTTGAGTTGCCTTGGCTTCTTCCAGTAGCTTAGCCAAGTTAGGAGTCCCAAGTCCTTTTTTATATGGCTCGATGATCTTCAACGTAACCATGGCATCTAACTCTGCCCTAATAGCTTTTCTGTCGAGTTCAGGCTCTGGCTCGGGCGTTGGTTCCTCAACCGCAGGTACTTCAGCGGGGGCTGTAGTTGCAGCTTCTTCCATGGCGTTTTTTACCTCGGCTACCGCTGTGGTTTCATCGATCTTTGTTTCCTCTTCTACACCAACTGTTTCAGTGGTGTCTACTTTTGTAGGCTGAGGAACTGAAGGATGGGCAAGCATATTCTGCTCATAATGCTTTCTCTCTTCTGTAGTATCCGCGTTAGCCAACACTTTTAAAACTTCCTGCAACTCAAACAAATTTCCGTTTACTCTTATGTCTAAATACATACCCGTGTTCTCCCTTATTACTTTAGTTTTTTACCTGTCTTCAAAGACTGGCCTGTTGCTTTCTGACAAATCTTAGCCGCTTTTGCAGCGCCCATTTTCTTTTTATTCTTGCTGAAACATCTCTCCACTTTAGTACCTTTTGGCATACGATCACCCCCCGTTCTTTATTTAATTAATGCCGCAAAATATTCCATTAGATAAATCTTAGGCGCCATAACACATTTACCTAGCCAAAAGAGATTAGGGAGAATAAAACACAAGGAGGATGTGGCCGCTATTACTGAAAAAACAATTAGCATATCTAACCCAGGGTTATAATTACTTGTATATTTTTTCAGTGCTTTTATTGAGACTATCCCTAAGATAATACTCACAACAAGCAATATTAACCCGAATAACAACCATGTTAAACAGTACATTATTTCTACTTTAATTATTTGCTCGCATAATTCTGGGAACTGTGTTTGCAAGATTTTTGTTCCGCTAAGTATTCCTTCTTTTGTCATTATCGCCAAGTCCTTCACCGCTAATAACGCCTGCTCTTTTATTTGTTCATTCATTTCTATCTCCCTTATTATTCTAATTTTTACAAAACCGTACGGTCTTGCTTAACCTATTATTTTCTTAACGTCTTTTCTTTTCTTTATTAGACTTGTTATCATATCGCTCTCAAGACTATCTGGGGCAACTAGAAAAGAGAAGTACACTGGTGATATCTGCCCAAATCTATCAAGCCTACCCAATAACTGAGTAACCGCACCAGGTGTTTCGTCCCACTCTACCAACACGCCACGACTACAAACTTTTTGTAGTCCGTCGAGGCCAGTCCCAGATGCGCGAACCTGGCCAATGAAAACTCTACATTCTTTCCCTTGAAATACTTGAACAGCCTCGTCTTTTTCCCTATCGTTCATGGCACCTTGATATACAACGGGCTTGTATTTTCTTAGGGCAAGACGTAGCTGTTCTGCCACATCTCTGTGGTAGGTGAAGACTGCAATTTTTTCATAGGATTGGAGATCGTTCTCGATGTAATCGACAGCGAATTTTATTTTGGCTAATGCGTACTCTTTCCGTATTATCACTCGTTCTCCTCGTGGGTCTTTGAGCCTCTCGTTTATTTCGTTTCTCTTTTTACCTTTGTGTTCTGCGTATTTCTTGTTAAGCTTTTTCAGTGCAGGTGTTAACTCCACTTCCACCATGTTAACATGGACAGGGGGGAGGTCGTCAAGCACATCTCTTTTTAACCTTCTGAGCATGAATCCTTCCATCAGGAACTTGAGCTCTTCAGTGTTCTTAGCTTCTCCCATACGCATGTTCTCTTCTGACCTGTACGCACCTCTTATCCAGTACCCGCTATTATATCTCTTGGCGAACTCTATGTATGTCGGAGCCTTCACCAATGCTTGAGGGTACAGGCATAAAAGTATGGGGTACAAGTCTATTGGCTTGTTGAAGATTAAGGTGCCTGTTAAGCCCCATATCCTCTCAGCTTTCCCCCCTAAAAACTCACCGCCCAGGACTTCTCTGGTTCTTTTAGAGTAGAGAGATCTGCAGTAGTGGATCTCGTCTATAATCAGAGTGCCTATCTCTTCCAACTGAGCCGACAGTTTAGCTGCCAACCCATATGATACGATGTAGACATGTGCAGGTTGGACCAGGTCCTTACCTGTTCTAATTATCTGAGTGATTGTGTACTTATCTGTCCACTCTGCTATCTCTCTGTTCCACTGGTTCTTAACGGTTGAGGGGCAGACGACAACCCAAGGGTATTTACCTAAGCTCTCTGCTGCCACTATAGTCTGGCAGGTTTTGCCTAGTCCTGGGTCGTCCCCTATCACACCTGTCTTAGCGGGTACAAGGAAATCGTGCCCGTCTTTTTGGTAAGGTCTAAGGTCAGTGTGGTTCATCGTTAGCCCCCAAAAAAGAGTCAATCATTTCTTCTGGGAACAAAGGGTCAACCGTTTGTACTGCGGTTAGAGGAACTATGAAAAACCTTCTGGCTCTCTCTAGAGTGAACACTGCAAGATACACCAGTGACTTCCATGCTTGCCGAGCACAAAATTTTTGACAGTTTTTAATGTGGCTGTCAGCCATGTCTGATACCTTAGACACAGAGCCGTTGGCACTTCTCCACACTTTGTATTTTTTCATACCGACTCCTCACACTGGGGGTGGTCTTTAGAAAGGTAATGTTTATAGTGGTCAGACTGCGGAAACTCACATATGTATATGTCCTCCCCTTCGATATGCAGTGCGGGAAGAGAGCCTCCGCACTCCATACACGTTAACCCCCCGTTGATACCTTCTTTTGTCATGCTTTTACCTTCTTTCCGCTGTACCACCTTCTCTTAAAGACTTCCTCTTTGAGTCCAGTGGCATCATCTTTTATTAATAGTTTTTCCCAACCTAATTGCTTCATGGCTTTTTGTACCCTGATCTTCTCTCTTATACCGAAGTCAATAGACTTGCCCCGGAGAGCGGATTTATAGAAGTCAACGGCTCTTAGCATATCCACTTTAGGGTTAGCTTTGAGGTAGTCCCCTATATCCGTTGACCAAGGGTCACCACCAGATCGCTTATCAGATTCCAACCTTGCCATGGCGTCAACATCTGCTTTCTCGATGTATAGCTTCTCGCCTTGTCTGTAGCAGTGAACGGCTTCAGCGAACAACTGATCTCTGGCTTCTTCCAAGCCGTCAGTGTCTATCTCGCTCATAATTTCCACACACCAGAATCTCCTGTTACCTGTCTGGTCTTTTAGGTACCCAACTCCCGCCTCAGGGTTGATAGTACCTATGAATACGCACTGTCGCTTAACATCTACGGCGTGCCTAGCAAAAGGCATACGCATCCGATCTTTGGAAGTGGTTATGAAAGCTTTCAAGGCGTCCGCTTCAGACTTCCTAGATGTCTCCATCTCAGATAGCTCTATTATCCACTTACCTGTCATAACGTGAACCATGTCTTTGTTTCTGGGGTCTAAGACAGCTTCGGCGTACCACTCTCCTCCGAGTATGGAGCACAGGGTTGACTTCCTTATGCCCTGCTTACCTTCGAGCACTGTCACATAGTCAAACTTACAGCCCGGATTAAAGATGCGGGATACTGCTGCCACCAAGAATTTCCTGCCCACCTCTCTGGTATACACGTTGTTCTCTACTCTGCCATATTTGTGGAGCCAAGTATTCAACCTCGGCTTGCCGTCCCATATAAGCTCATTCAGATAGTCTCTCACCGGGTGCGACCTGTTCTCCAATGCGGCTATGGTCGCAGCTTCGTTTATTATCTTATCTCCTATCTCGAACTGGAAGTTACTAGATAGATGGTACTTACAGGCTGTTATGTCCTCGTCTGCCCACGTCTCCCGGTAAAAAGAACCTTGCCAAGGGGGTTTGGATGTGAACTCTATCTTCTGCGTGAACTCGTTGTACGTCAGGAGGTTCACAAGTCCTGTTGATGGGAGTCGGAAGAAGTTAACGGTGTTGAACAAAGTCTTGGTGTACTTACCGTCCTTCTGCATGTCCCATTTTATGTGAATTACCTCTCTGGCGGCGGTTTCACCTATGTCGTTGAGCAAACGCTCGGGGCTTTTACTGCCTATGGCTTCGCTACCGTATTGGTATGCGTTCTGAACCTTTTCTAGCAGTTCGTTATCATCCCATTCAGGGCTACAAAGCTCATTCCAGTAGTCCAACATGCAGAAATAGGTGTTCTGCTCGTCCAAGCCCGTATCTTTACCCTTGCAAGCTACGTTAAAAGTTGTTTGGTCACCGCTCTGCCCTTGAATAGCTACTGGGGCGTTTGATGTGAGCCAAGCCACGTACTGACTCATAGCTGCCTCGACATTACCTATTGGTACTTCCGTCGTTCGTATTTCTGAAATTTCTACTCTTGGTTTCTTGATGATGTCTAGCAGGGTTTTGGGTATATCTTTTATGGAGCTTAGTTCACCGTCTGTCAGAACGTACTCCAATTTGGTTTCGGGGTTTATAGAAGTAGGCATAACAACCTGCCCACCTTTTTCCCCATTCATAGTTTTTATGTCTATTCCAGGGTATCCATCCTTATCCAAATTCTTCTTACAAGTTATGTCCGCAGGTTTCCTAAAATAGACATGCGCTCCGCCTGTGCCCGTAGTAACTTTGAGAGTGTCCTGCTTCGACATGCCACACACCTTATACAATTCTGCGGACGGGTTCCTGCCTTCGGGGAAGTTCCGAGGGTCGACATCTATGACTACTATGTCTGGCGGTAAACTGGCTCCGATGTTGCCTTCATAATCGTAGGCGTCTAAATTATCAGGCCCGATCTTCTGCCATTCTTTGGTCATAGGTATCTTTCCTAAGAGCCTGATAACCCCCATACCGTTGTCACGGTAGAAATCCATTATTTGTTTTCGGTTCATGGGTGTCTCCCTAAAGTAGATCTTCTAATTCGTCTGGGGTCATATCATCTTCGACCATTATTACCCCTACCACCCCAACTCTGTGTGCAGCTAAAGGCGATTCAGCCCTGAGCACATCTAAGTACTCTTGGGCTATATAATGTTTCTGTTTGAACATCACACTCTTTATTTCTTCATCTTTTATTCTGTTGCGAACTGTTTGGGGGTGTATTCCTGTTTCTTTAGCCACTTCCGCTATGGTATAGTGGGCTATTGGTGGTGTAAGTTCACCGTTTTCTTTCTTCATGGGGAATTTTAGCACTGTTAGTACCTCCTGTAATTTTTTAGTTTAATGAATTTTTTGGATATTATCAAATCGAAATATTTCGTTATAACATTCCCATTAGGTCTTCGTCTGTTGGTTCGGCTGTCTCTTCGGGGAAAACTTCTTTCAACCAGTCTGCCAGTTCTTGAAACATCATGTGTCGTACATCCTTATGCTTCCACAGTATGGCAGAAAGAGTTACCGACAGCTTCGCTATGGCGGGCTTTAACTTAGCGTTTTTGGGTGATTCTAGCTCTATTAATAGCATCTCCATATCTGTTATCAGTACTGTTTCTATCTTTTCTTTCCCCAACTCGTTGTACACCTGCTCTAACTCTTCGTGTACGCTTACCAGTTCGTCGCCTTTTTTCCAGTTACCGAACGTCGCTATCTTCTCTGCTATGTTTGTCAACTTGTCTCTCCTTCCTCATTCTGTGCATTTTCTTAGCGTTCTGAGGTCTAGACATCCACTGAAGATTGCTCTCGTGGACGTTGCTCTTAACCCCGTCTTTATGGTCTACTTCGCAAAAAAGCCTTTGTGGTTTCTTCCTCGGTATGAAAGCCAGAGCCACTAAAATATGCACGTATTTTTTATACTTCTTACCTTTTTTATAAAGGTCTACTTTCAAATAGCCTGTCGTGTTGTCATAAGGGGACAAACCCTCTGGCTTCCTGCTACTTATTACCTTCCCCGCTCTGTTTATCTTGTAGCCTGGGAAGCCTTTTATCTCCACAAAATCTGTCATAATCGACCCCCATTTTTATTTGATTTAAACTATCGTGGAGAAGTATCACCCCCTCCTGTACTTTCTTGCTTGGCATTTTCATCGGCGTTCCTCCGTGTGTTATCCCAGATAATCATAGCCCAATTAGCTACGTCCCAAGTCTCCTTGAGTATATCCTTAACGATACCTTTTTT